ATTTGCAGTTGTTGACCAAGCTTTAGATTTAGCAGGTGATACTGGAACAGATACTTATAATACAAGTGAAACATTAACATTTGCTGGTGGCGCAGGTATGGAAGCAGTAGTTACTGATAATACGGTAACTATAAATGCAACAGCATTAACAGATTCAAATTTATCTGGTAGTGCAGGTATAGCAAATGATAAATTAGCAAATCCTACTACAACATTAGGATCATCTACTTTAACTTTAGGTCAAACAGAAACAGATTTAGCAGGATTAACTTCTTTAGTAATTGATGACATTACAATTGACGGTCAATCATTTACAACTACAGCCGCAAATAAAAATATTAATATCTCACCACACGGAACAGGTTCAATAATTGTTCCTAGTGGATATGAAGATAGAGCAGGATTTCAAACTCAATCACTTGCAAATAAAGCTTATGTTGACCAAGTTGCTCAAGGTTTAGATACTAAACCATCTTGTAGATTGGCGACAACTGCTGATTTATCAGCAACTTATAATAATGGAACATTAGGTGTTGGTGCAACATTAACAGCAAGTTCTAATGGTGCATTATCAGTTGATAGTGTAACACCAAGTGTTGCAGATAGAATTTTAGTTAAAGACCAAACAGACGCAAGTGAAAATGGAATTTATGTAGTTACAACTATAGGTGATGGATCAACTGCTTTTGTATTAACAAGAGCAACTCCAGAAGACCAACCAGCTGAATTAACTGGTGGTTCATTTGTATTTGTAGAAGAAGGTACTATTGGTTCTAACAATGGATATACATTTACACATACAGGTGCTCCAACATTTGGAACAACTGATTTAGACGTTTCTCAATTTTCTGGTGCAGGTCAAATTACTGCAGGTGCCGCTTTAACAAAATCTGGTAATACAATAGATGTAGAAGTTGACGGTGCTTCAGTTGAAGTTTCAGGTGACGCATTAAGAGTTAAGGCATTAGGTATAACAAATACTATGTTAGCAGGTTCAATTGCAAGTGATAAACTTTCTGATCCTTTATATTTTGCAGACGAATCTTCAACACAAGGATCCGTAAGAGTTGGTGGTGTTTTAGAATTTTTAGCAGGTGAAGGAATTAATACTGTTGCTACTGGTAACACATTACAAATTGTTGGTGAATTAGCAAGTACATCAAATATAGGAATTGCGTCTTTTTCTGCTGATAACTTTACAATAACATCTGGTGATGTTGAAGTTACTACAGTAGATGGAGGAACTTTCTAATGTTTGAATGGATTAGTAAATCTTGGAAAAAGTTTGTAGATTCATTTGTAGTAGAAGAAACGAAAGTAAAAACAGTTGTTATTAGAGATTTAAAAGACAAAACTAAAAAAGAGTTAGAAAAAATTGGAAGAAAAATAGGAATAGAATTAGATAGAAGATTAACAAAGACAAAATTAATTAATAAAATTAAATTTAAGGCTAAATTAAATAGAAGAAAATAATGGCAAAAACCATAATTAAACCATTACGTACAGAAGTAGCAACACGTATTCCATCACAAGGTGTTATAGAAGTTGGAGAATTAGCTATGAACATATATGATGGTAAATTTTATACAAAAACAATTGTAGGTAATGTTAAAGAAATTGGTGGTGTAAGTGGAATAACATTACAAGACGTTACAAATAATGCTGCTATAACTGATAAAGATATTACTATGAATGGGTCACAATTTATATTTGAAGGAAATGTAGCAAATGCATTTGAAACTGAATTAACAGTATTAGAACCAACAGGAGATAGAACAATAACTTTACCTGATATAACAGGTACAGCTATAACAACTGGTAATTTAACAATAGATGGTACACCAGGTGGAGATGCTCTTGCTAGTGATGGTGACGCCTTAGCATATGGAATAGTTTTCGGAGGATAGAATGGCTAGTTTATTTAAAAATGCAGGTATGGCAGTTGGACTTGCTGATACTTCGGCTGCAAATTTATATACAGCTGGTGGTGCTGGACAAGCAGTTATTCACGCAGTATATATAACTAATAAGTCAAATGCTAATAATGGTTTTGTAGATGTAAAAGTTACAGTAGATGGTGGTAGTACATTTAGATATATTGCTAACAAAGCACAAATACCACCTAATAATACTTTAGTTTTAGACAAACCTATAAATTTAGAATCAAATGATATATTAAGAGTAGTGGCACATCCATTACCAGATTCGTCAACAACTGATTTAGAAGTATTTGCTAGTGTACTGGAAATAAGCTAATGGCAATTTCAATTACTCATAATATAAATCCACAAGAACAAGTATTTAATGGTCTTCGTAGAACAAAAGAAGGTATGCTTTATTTGACAACTGTTAACCCTAATGAAGGTGGTACAGTTGGATTTTCAACATTTGAAGAAGAAGGAAAATCAGATAAAGTACCAAAAGATGGTACAGATTATGTGGAAGAAAGAGCGGAATTCTTTAATTGTCACGAATTTATTGGTGATGGTTCTACAACAACTTTCACATTAAACGTAAATATGGGTACTTTTGGACATAGATTATATGTGGTTATTGATGATGTAAGAAAAGATGCAAATATAGATTATACGGTATCTGGAACAACATTAACTTTTACGTTTGCTCCTTTGAGTGGAAAAGCTATACAGATAGCACAGTTGAATAAAAGATATTTAAATAATGATTCAGACGCCTATCAACAATTTATATTTGATGCAAATACCACAACTACTTATCTTATAAATAGTAGCGGGGAGTTGGTAAAAAGAGTAAATCAAGCAGCTAATCAAGATCCAACAAGTGATGATTTTGTTGCTTTTGAAAGTACAACGGCGAGTGTAAATTCAACAACTTATCAAGATGGAATATAAATATAATAAAACGGATTAATAAATGGCAGATTTCAAATTAGGTAGACTTAAATTTAAATGGAGAGGTGATTGGGCTGTAAGTACTGCTTATACTATAGACGATATTGCTAAGTATGGTGGTAATGTTTATGTTTGTATAGAGAACCATACATCACAAGCAACAAATGCAGGTTTTGCTACAGATTTAACAGCTGTTAAGTGGCAGTTACATACGGAAGGCCTTTATTTTAAAGCTGCTTGGGGATTTGATACTGTTTATAAAGTAAATGATGTTGTCAAATATGGCGGTAGACAATATCGTACTATTGTAGCTCACACATCCGCTTCATCTGGTGGTTTAAATCAAAGTAATTTTGAATTATACACAGATGGTTTAGATTTTTTAGGGGATTGGGCAGCTTCAACATTATATAAATTAAATGATGTTGTTAAGTATGGTTCATATCAATATAAAACTATAACAGAACATACATCAACAGCTACATTTGATGAAACAAAATTTAATGTATATTCTGAAGGTTTACAATGGGAAGATAGTTATAATGCTGGAACAACTTACCAAAATGGTGATGTAGTAACTTACGGTGGTTACACTTATGTTTATATTAATGTTACTGCTTCAGCTGGTAATACACCAACAGACGATACTTATTGGGATGTTATAACAACAGGTTTCAAAGCATTAGGAAGATATATACACGGAACAGCATATAAGACTGGAGATACTGTTCAATATGGTGGAAATAATTATGTATCTCAATCAAATAATACCAACGAATATCCAGCAAATACAAACGGAACTACTAATACAACTCATTGGACATTAAACCTTGAAGGTTTTAATTACGAAGGCACTTATAATGCTAGTACAACTTACCTAATAGGTGATGTTGTTAGTTATACTGCAACTGCTTATGTACTACTTCAAGATAGAGTTGTAGGTGTTACTCCAGGAACAGACGTTACTAAATGGGATGTATTATCACAAGGAGATTCAGCTGCTGTATTAAATGTTAGAGGTGATATTATAATTCGTACCTCTTCACAAACAAACCGATTAGCACTTGGAAATTCAGGCTCTTATTTAAAATCTGATGGAACAGATATCAGTTGGGATGCCACAACTTCCACAGGTCATTTTGAAACACCTGTAGGAACAACAGTTCAAAGACCAGGATCACCAACAACTGGTGGAATAAGATTTAATACAACTGTAACAGGTTATGAAGGTTATAGTGGGGCACAATGGATGCCACTAGGTCCAGGTAATCCTTGGACTACAAAATCTGCAGATTTTAACGCAGAAGCTAACGATAGAGTTTTGGTAGATACAACTAGTGTAGCTATAACAGCTACTTTACCAACTACTCCATTATTAGGAGATGTTATTAGATTTCAAGATTTATCAGGAACTTTTTCAACAAATGATTTGACTGTTGATAGAAATGGTAAAGATATTATGAATTTAGCAGAAGATATGACAGTTAATACGGATCACGCTGGATTTGGTCTTGTCTTTACTGGTGATACTAATGGTTGGAAAATAATAGAAGTAGCGTAATTATTTAATATAAATATTATAAATAGTATAAAAAGGAAAAACATTAATGGCTAATTTATCATCATATTTGGGGGGTAATACTGACACACGAAAAGAAGGATTACCACTATTTGGTTTATGGGGACAAGAAAGTGGCGGTAATCATAATACCAATTTTAGAATTTTTGATTCTGGTTTTAGAAACGTAGGGTCACCTTGGGGTGGGGCTACAGGTACTACATCAAATTATAGATATGGGGTAATGGCAGACGCTAGTCACGCTTATTCTATGAATGACCACGGTGATAATTTTAATTCAAATCATACTACTGAATCTTACACTTCTTACACTAGTTATTGTAAAAGTATTTACCAAATAGACCAGTATCCTCACGCTTTTTACTATACTGCTTCAAGAAATGGACACTGTTCTTGGCAAAGTTATCACCAAATAACTTCTTCTTTTGAATATACAGTAGGTTGGACAAAAATAAATATGGTTTTACCTGAAGGTTGTAGACCTAGACGGATGTTCTGTAATAGACGTTATTCAATAAGGGAAAAATCTGGAAACAATTCTTTAGCATCCATTGACCATTACGATTACACTTCTCACTTACTTGAAACCACTAACGATTACGCAACAGGTACTGGATACAATGAGAAAACTAAAATGTTAGTGATGATTCATTCTGGTGGCGAAGGTGATGGATCTGCTGCTAAGACTATTCATATTTTTAAATCTGGTAAAGACTTAAATAAAGTTAAAAAAATTAAAGAGTATTTTGATGCTCTAACTTCAGTTGAATTTTTTACTGGATCTTGGCCTTTACAAAATAACAAAGATTGGTGCGTTGTTGTTGGTAATAATGGTTGGGTTGGTTTCGGTGGTAAAAATAGTTCCACCAAGAAATATTGTGCGTTTGATTGTAATGTTAAAGGTGGAGTAGCACATCAAATAGACGCAAGCAGACGATACCTTGATTGGGTAGATTTTGCAGGCTCAACAACTACATCTTATGGTGCTGGTAATGGGAATCAATACTACACAAGATTTAACACAACTTGGGATGGTACTTGGGGAATGATTTATTCTCCATATTATTACTATGGTCCAGGTATAAATGCTTTTGCAATAAATCTTGAAAACCCACGTAAATTTATTTCTATAAATCAAACAAAATCAGATTATCCAAATCCTTATGTGGCTTGGGGACGTACTGGATTTCACGGTGGAAATAGTGCTAATACTGATGGTACATCTTGGGCAACATATGGGTTTTCATTTGATCCAACGGATTCTGACCACACAGTAGATACTACAGTTTATATGGGTAGTACTTCTGGAGAAGCAACTATGCCAGATAATAATTCCCACGTAGGTGGAACATTTACCAATCAAACTGGAAGTTGCAGTTTAGCTAATTGCTATACACAGCTAACTGGTGGCTATCAATCAACTTGTTATCCAGTGCTTATAGGTCTTAACTGGTGGGGCGCTTACGGTGCCGCTGACCAAAGTTATGGAGGCAACTAAATAATGGCAATATACTATTTTACAAATCAAGGCGAACCTTGTACACCATTTGAATTAACTGGTGAAGACCTTATGAAAAAAGGAATGGCAATCAAGGCTACTGTTCCTGACGGAATTGAGTCTTGGAGATTATCTTATGACACAGTTGCTAAAGCAGTAGTTGTGTACGCTGATGGCCAGGATGAAGCAGGCGCTATAGCTCAAAAAGTAACAGACGTTGCTGCTCAAAAAGTAACAGATGACGCAAAAGACATAGCTGATAGGGAAGCATAAGTTATGAATAAAATTAAAAAAGGAATAAAAACTAATGAGTAATTTATCAACATTATTAGGTGGGG